TCGAGACACCCACCGCGGACACCAGGGAGACCACCAGGTAGCCGCGGGCGGCCACCGTCACCAACCCCCGCATTAGTCCGGATCCTTGTGGAACCGCCACAACAGAAACACCCACGCGGCCGCCTTGAGTAAATCCACGTCCTGGTGCTTGGCGCCATAGCGCTGGAGCTTGTATACCGTCTCGCCGAGCGCATGACCAGACACCCCGCCGCGGTTCGACAACGCCGCCACAAACTCATATAGAACGTTGGACCCATCCGGCCCGCTGTCGCTGTAGCCCTTCGCCGCCGCGTCCCCGCGTAACAGGTGGTCCACCTGTTCCATAAATGCCTGAAACGTTCGATCCGCCATTGTCGCTAACCCCTCACCCGGCCATCCACGTCGTACCAGTGCAACCGAACGCTATTCAGATCCGTCACCCATCCGCCGTCTACCCGATCCTGTTCAAACTGGACAAACCCGCGGCGCTGCGGCGGCCCCGCCGATCGCACACTGTCCGCGGTGACCATATACCGTTGCGTAGAGACGAGACACCCGGTTTCCACTAGGAGCTGGCCGGATTCATGCGGAATCATTCCAAGCTGGTGGGTATGCCCGCAACACACCAGCCGCGGGTGGGCGGGTAGTCCTAACACCTTTTGTGAATTGGCCAAAAAACTGGCCGTCTTCCGCATCACGGCGCCGGGGATCCGGCTGTAGGCTTCACCGTGACCGATCCAGGCATCCCCGACCATACAAAACCAGTCAATCACCACGGGCGGGACGGTCCCGGGGACCGCCCAGTCCGCGATCTCAATATTCCCACCTAACCCCTTGACGATCGCCCGCACCGGATCTAGTGTGCCACCGGTAAGACTCACCACGGCGTCCACCGCGTCCTGTGAGAGATTGGCGCCGCGGACACGCTTTTCTAACCGTCGATCGTGGTTCCCGATCACACACACCACGCGGGGATACCGGCTTGACAATTCTTCGATCACCACCTGGAGCGCGGCAAATTCTTCACGCCACCCGATAGACGCATACTTGACCCACCCGGACACGCTGAAACTTTCCGACAAATCCCCGATCGACACACACACGTCCGCGTCCCGGGTCCGCTCAAAGAAGTCCGCCAACAGATCGGGATCGTGCATCGGGACGTGGAGATCCGACAACACCGCCACCTTGCGGCGGGCGCCCGGATCCCGTGGGGCCGCGGGGCCGCGGAATTTTGGTTTGACGCGGCCGATCACCCGGTCCCACGTGGCCCGCGCGTCCGCATAGGGTAGCGCCGCGGCCGGACGGAACGCCGGGACGGGTTCCGCGTCACGGTGGCGGGCCGTTCTGATCCTGGTCGTGTGCTTCACGTGGCAGTCCGCACACCGCCGCGCGCCACTGGACACGGCGCCGCCGCAATCCCCACACGCCCGCGTGGACGCCACCGCGGCATCCCCACGCCGTTCCCGGTAACACCGGCCACACCGGGTGGCGGTTCGGGTGGACAGCTTCGCGCCACATTCCCGGCATTCCTTGGGCGGGCGCGCCGTGACTGGCGGATCTTTGCGATAACACGCCAAACAGCGTACCGATCCGGCCGACACGCGGCCGCCACACGTGGGACACGCGCGCCGCTTAGTGGGTTTTGTCCGATTCGACATGGACGTGATCGATCGTCGTACCCGGGCCATGGGCGATCACATCGTAGGGATCGCCCAGGCGGCGGCGGAGATACCGCGCCAGATCTGACAAGGACGCCGCGCGATCAGGAACCGGCGTTCCTAACGCGAAGTCCCACGCCAGATCGTCCGGGTGGAGGCTATTGGCCGATCGCCGTGGGGCCGCGTCCGCCGCGCTGGTCATGCGGACATCGATCCCGCGGGCGGTAGACCACTCGCACACAAACCGCAGTACAGGCAACAGATCCGGATAGGCGGCGCCCATCCGGACGCACGACTTAAACCTGAGCATTAGCCGATCGGGTCAGACGTGAAAAAACGGAGGACGATGTTGGCCACGCCCAAGACTTGGGCCATGGTGCTTGGGTTCGGTTCCTCCAGCGCAGACGCGACACCCACGGCCGCCAGGTTCAGCCAAAACGTCCGCGATTTATACCACGGCTTTCTTGTCATAAGTCCCCCTTACCCAAGACCCACGCCATACCACCACTCACGATCGCGCTGACAATTGCGGACCACCGGGACGCCACGCCCCGGAGCGCCGCCGCGCGGCCCTCAAGGACCGCCAGATCCCGTTCAGTGGTCCGGACCCGGCCGTTGATGGCGTCCAGGCGATCCACCACTCTGGTGGTGAGGGTCGCTTGATGATCGAACCCCTGATCAATCGCCGCCCGGAGTCCATCTAACCTGGCGTCCAATTCCGCCCGTGTGATCCCCGTGTCCGCCATTTGGTCCCCATTAGCCCGTATTCGACCCGCTCAGCGCCTCCCTATGGGACGATCGGCAGCCGCCGCATCCCTTAGCACCCCGGCCACCCGGCGGCCCGTGTGGACCATATACAGCCGCCACACCCATGGATCCGGGTGTCTTCCCGCGGATCCGGTAGTCTACGGCGCGCCATTCGCCCCCACCGATCCCGCCGCCGGACTCGTAATTCGATAGACACACCCTAAACTGGTGACCAACACTTCCTGTGTGCGGGTGGTGGGGTTTGTCCAGCGCGCCTCAATCAGCGTTCCTTGTTGACGCATCAGAAAATCGTCCACGCGCGGCGCCGTCTCAACCACCGCCCCGTCCGGCGAGAAACACCGCAAGATCGGATCGTCCACCTGGATCGCCGCGGCCGGGTGGGTGGTGGGAATGACGGCCAGCGCCGCCACCGCCAGCGCCACCACCGCCGCCGCCGTGATTACAAGATCCGCGGTCATGGTTGATCCCCTGGTGGATCTTGCTTCAGGGTGGCCAGTTCCGCCGCCTGTTGTTCTACCAGGATTTGCAACCTGGCGATCGTGATGTCCTTATCGCCTAGGATCTGATAGATCAGAGGCATTGATATAACTGGTAATTCCACGTTATGCCCTCACTCCGTTATCGATGGGTCGCTCCACCAGACACCTAACGCCTCAAGGCGGCTCACCCGCTCAGCAGCCAACGTGCCCTTGCGCTGCGCGCTCTTCGCATCGGCCAGCCACTGACCTAATGCCTTCCGTTCGGGATCTGGATCGCTCGTCGAGACATTCACGTCTCCACCCGCGTCCTTGATCGCTTGCAGCGCGGTGCAGTGTGCAGTGTAGGTGGCGTCTTTCTCAGGCTCCACAATGGGATAGCCGTCCGAATCTGTCCATTCGGTGTCGTACATGTGCTGGTCTTTGCGGCACGCCACGACCATCCATGACACCGTGTCGGTGCAATCCGATTCTTCGCAGTCGATGGTCAAGATGCTGCCAGTGACAGAGCCGCGCACATGCTGCCATCCAGTTTCGTTTGAGGTAAAGCATTGCTCGTCGCGGCAGAGTAGCACCCAGGTTCCACTGGTCATCCCTGCGGCTTCATCCAAGTCCACCGTCGCTTGCCCGTCCACCAGTGTGACACTAGACCTGTATATTAAATCTGCCCCCGGACTTTCGACGAAACTATGGACGAGGCGCCGGGTGTCCCCTAGCAATGGGTGTACGATATTGAATGACCCTGACCCCTTCGACAGTGCGCCAGTAATGGCAAGATCGCCGTTGTCGTGGAGGACCATGGCCGTCATAGCCCCGTCCAGCGGGTCTTTGCTAATGGCATCGGCGGCCAGAAAGAGGAGATTCCCCACCGATTGCTCCGCTGATGATCGACCGTTCACCAAGCTCCATTGCCGACTGGCGCCAGCGATATCGTCCCCGAGCGTGAGTACGGCACAGCTTGGGTCGTCGTTGCTCTGACCGCCGATATACACTCCAACCTTCTTACTGCTTTGCACGGTTGGTGTGATCGCGGGCGACTCCTCATTGATCACGACGCCTTCTGCTACCAGTCCCGCATTCCGTTCCCCTTCGGTAGGGGCAGAGCGAATCCATAGCGTACTGGCAGTGGTAACTGTCGCACCAGAGCCTTTGGTGATCTCCGGTTCATCTATCACCATCGATGCCACATGCGCTATCGTCTCACTCGCTTGTGTCGTGATGCTGGGTCCAACGGTCATGGCCGAGAGCCACGCAGTATCACCTGTCGCACCCGTGAGGGCTGACGCTACCTGGAACACCTGCGCATAGGTGGTCGCACCGCCAGACGTGAACGCGCCGCCGAAATATATCTGGTTATGGTTCCCAGCCGTCGATCCGTACCCAATCGAAAACGTCGAATCGAGTGTGGTGTGCCCCGTGACATCAAGCGTTCCACCCACATCGATATTGGTGGGCAACGCCGCGTTGACGATCTGCGTGGACCACTGCGGAGCCGACCCACTGCTGGTCAAAATTTTGTTGGCCGTACCAATAGCCACTCGACCGATCGCGGTGGCACTACTGGCAAACAACACATCCCCCGCCGCCTGACTACTGACCGAGATCTCGCCATCCCGCAAGGCGGTAAGATTCGTTTGGATCAGATTGAGATCCGAACTGGTGACAAGCTGACCAGAACTAAACGCCACCGGCGCCGCGTATGCCATACACTCCCCCCGCTACAAATAGCCACACACCGTGGTGGTTCCCAACACACTGGCGGCCGCATCTTCCAGGATCCAAAAGCTGACCGCTTCCGAGGGAACCAGCGTATAGCCCACGCGGACCACACCAGACCCCGCGCGTTCAAATTGGCAAGCGTTAATAAAGTGGCCGCGGGTGGCGATCCCCACGTCCACATCGATCCCCGTTTGATCTTCCACGAGTCCGATCCGATCGGAGATATCGAGATCCATAGCCGCCTGGGCGAGGATCTCGTTTCTATTCGCCACATAGCTGATGGACTGAACCGTGGTCACTGGATCCTTAAACATCCCCAGGAGATAATCCGCGGCGCCCTGAGCCACCCGCGGTTCATCCTGGTATGGCATATCAAACCCCATTGCCCGTTCGCCATAGGTGGACGCGGACGCGGTATCTGTGGCTTCCATGTGTGCTTCCGCGTAGTCATAGAGTCCGCGGCCGCGGCATTGCAGCTTCGTTACATAGGCGGTGGCGCCGGTGTTGTTGGTTATTTCCCACCGGACCCCGGTGGCGCTATAGGTGGCCGTGACGGAACACGATCCGGTCACGTTTGAGCCACTGCCATCCGCGGCAGTATTGAGTAAAAAATCCGTGGTGGCCGCCGCGGTTACCATACTGGTCCCACCGATCCGTGAACCTTCCTGATCTGGATCCCGGTACGGCCCAAACGGGCGGATCGTTTCCGCCGCCTGAATTTCCAGGGCGTTGTCCGCTTTCGCCCATAACACCACATCACTGGTATCCACGCGCCGTAAGTGGGCCGTGGCGGAGACCACGTTATAGATCCCCGCGCGGTTCCGTTCCAGCGTGAGACCGTCCGTATCACCGCGGAAGGTAAACGCATTACTCGCCGTGGCCTTACTCCGACTATGCCGATCCTCAAAGAGTAACGTTTCACCGCTGATCGCGTCCCGCTTCACCGCGATATAGCCCAGTTCGGACTGGGCCAACATTTGAAACGCGGACATCGCGGTGGCGGATTCTTCCCTCAAATTGTCCAGCGCGTACGCGTAGGTGTCTTGGCCTTCCGCAATCGATACCCGATCCGGCTGTTGGGCCACATCGGTATAGATCGTGGTAAACAGTTCATCGGATCGTTTGTTGGTCTGGACAGTGAGACCACGCAACCGATAGCGCGCGTAATGATCAAGGAGATCCACCCCGGACACCACCACCACCCGATCGCCATAGATCCCCGCGGACGGTTGGATCGCGTCGATGTAATATTTTTTATAGGTGGATTGGCCCCGGAGATGTAACCCGATCCGACACACGATCCCGATATCCCACCCGGTGATCGCGTCTCGATGATCCGGGGACCACCGGCCCGCGGCCCGGGCGCCATCCTGGTGGTTTGAGAGCGTAAACGTACAGCTTCCGGTTCTGGCTACCCTATCCACCGGAGACGATCCCTCAATCCCGTATGACCAGCGGATCGGTTCAGCCGCCCGACATTGATCCGTCACATCAGTGAACACGCCGGTGGATAGCTCTAGCGCCACCGATACCGATACCGTAACAGGCTCTAGTGGTCTGGACATATCAGGCCAGTGTCATGATCAGCGCGTCCCGGGTGGCGGTGGCGAGCTGTTGCGGTTGCCGCAGTAATAACCGCTCGATCGCCACCAAGCGATCTTCCACACCACTAAATCCCAGATCGGCCACCGGGACGCCCTGGCCTTCCGGAACCACCATCTCGCGGTTATGCAACCGGACCAACGTCCCCGCCGCGCCAAAGTCCAAAAACCGGCCGCCGGTCCCCTCGGCGAACCCTGGGGCGCCTTCACCGCCGCCCCCATCAATCACCGGAACATGGACGGATGGCACATGGACCCGCGCGTGGATGTCTACATGGGTGGGAATATTGCCCACCTGTCTAGTGTCCACGTTTAACGTGGCGTCTATTTGTGGATCGCTATTCCCTAAGTCTTCCGCTTTTCCGGTGGCGCCCTGTAGTTCAAGGATCAGGTCTTCGATCGCGGTAATAATGCGTCCCACTGAGGCGGTCATCGGTTCGGCGAAATTCAACGCGGCCATATCGGTGACCTTGACGCCGTTAGCATCCGTCAGCGCGCCCTGTTCCACCATGCTCTCGATAATCGGCCGCATGGATGCGGGGATCTCCGTCCCGGCCCACTGGCTGTCTCTGACCACGGCGTGGATCGCGTCCCCCTGGGCGGCGATCACCTCTTCCACTGACATCCCGGACGCGATCAACAGCTCGAAATCTTCCACAATAGTCCGCGCCTGATCGCCAATGCGCGCGCCCTGGAACGCGGGGCCGAGATCCGCCAGATCGATCCCATACCGTTCCGCCGCCGCTTCCATGGCCTTAAAGTCCACCTGCGCTTCAGTGGCCAGCCCTAGAATCGCTTGTTTCTGCGCCTCGGTCAGATCTCCCATTTCCAACAGTTTGTCTAGATACGGCTGGACCTGTTCCGGGAGAATCTCAAACGTTTCCGCGCCTTCCGCGGCTAGTCCCTGGAGTCCTTCCACTACGTTGGTGATCGCGTCCTGGTGGGCCTTCTCCGCGGCGATCTGTGCGTCCACGGCGTCACCCGCCTGGTCAAGCACCGGTTGGATCTCAGCGATCACCCGCCGCACCGCATCCGGCCCTTGTTTGATCGCCTCCCAGAGCCGTTGAACCGCCGCCTCACCCTCTTCCGGAGATTTTCCCGCTTCGATGAACGCATCCCGGACACCGACCACCACCTGTTTCCAGCGTTCGGTCCCAGCCTCCGCGCGTTGGGTGGCGGACAACGCCGCGATAATCCCATCTTCAAACCCGGCCACCAGCCCGCGCCCTTCCATTTCCGCTTCTGATGGGCCGCCGAATAACCGCTTAATGGCGCCGCCTAATTTCTTTAAACCCTTTAACCCGAGCTGCACCGCCGCGTTGACGCCCTTGCCAATAAACTGGCCCGCCATCGCGCCGATCGGGCCGAACATGCCACCGATCGCCTGTCCCACCTTCCCGCCGATCGCCGCGCTAACCCTGGTGGTCAGCGCGTTGCCAATCAGACCGCCAAAATGGGATCCCACCGCCCGCACCGCGGACCCGCCGCCCATCAGGGACTTGGTGATCATCCCTGGCACGTCACCCCACGCGCCCGAGAATTGTTCAAAGAAACTCGGCGTGGATCCCAGCACCTGGTGGAAGTCCCCGATCGGCTGTTCCAGCGACACGATCCCATCGCGGAACATATCCACCTGTTCGATCGCCGGACCAAACCCGTTCTGAACCGCCCAGATGAACTCGTTACCCAGTTGATCGGCTTCGGCTTCGGTCGCATCCATGGCCATGGCCAGATCACCCAACCCGGCCGCCAACGGCATCACGCCGCCTTCACGCGCCATCCACGCCGCCATCCCGAGTGTTTCTAGCTCCGCCGATAAGTCCCCGCCCCGATCAATCAGATCTAACGCGGACTTAGTGACCCGGCCCAACACCAGATCGTTGGCTCGCATCGCGGGCGTGAGTAGGGTCCACGCTTTTTCCAGCGTTCGGACATCCCCACCCAGTCCGGCGTCTGATAGGGTATCGGCGAGTTTTTGCGCTTCGCTGACCGTGTCCGCCGCCGCTCCGCCTAGTCCCAGGATCGATCCGGTCGCAATATCAAACGGCGGCGCCAATCCTTCCGCGCCCGTTCCGAGCTTCGCCACGTCCCCGGCCAGTGTTTCCACCGGTTCCGTGGCGTCCGCCACACTCTCGCCAAGATCGTCCACCGGTTCACTGGCGCCGAACACCTTGTCCCGTAACCACGCCAGTCCGTTTCCTACCGTTTTTCGTACCGCGTCGAACTGCCACAGTATGGCGATCAAGCCACCCACCGCGGCTACTACCAGGCCGATCGGTGATGTCACCGCGGCCAGCGCTAATCCAAACGCTTTGAGGGTAAACACGATCGCGGGGATCGCCGCGGCCACCTGGGCGAACACGATCAGCAGTGGCCCCGCCGCGGCCGCCATCCCGGCCACCACCACGATCACTTTCTTGGCGGTGGGATCTAAATTCTTAAACCACGTCACCGCGTCACTCACACGGGCCGCCAGCGCTTCCACCACTGGCACCAGCGACAACACCGCGGCGCGTAGATCGGCGCCCAGTGGTTCAAACGCCAGGACCGCTTTATTCCGTAACGTGGCGAACACTTCGGACATGGTGGCGGACTTCGCGGTGGCGGTGTCCACGGCGCCACTGGAGTCCCCCAGGATCGCGGTGAAATTCTCGATCGCAAACGTCCCCGCCCTAACCGCGGTGGTCATCCGTTGCGCGCCTTCGGCCCCGAATGCTTCGGTGGCTATAGACAACGCCACCGTGTCCGACTCGGCCGCGCGCATGGCGTCCACCGTGCCGAATAGCATTTCCTTGGCGTCCAACCCTGCACCGGCCCAGCCGCGGAACGCTTTGTTCAACCCCGGCATAATTCTCGACACCGAGATCCCGACCGATTCAAACGATCCAAAAATAGCGGCGGATTCTTCGATCGTAAAACCCGCATTCTTCAACACGGATCCGAACGTGGTGGTATGGCCGATCAATCCCGACAAACTCACCCCGGTGTTTTGGGACACCACAAACATCTGATCCAACACCGCCGCGCCGCGGGCCGCTGGCTGTTCAAACTGCGCCAACGCGGATCCGAACGCTTTGGCGTTGGTCGCGCCGTCTTCGCCGAGCGCCCGCGAGGCTTTGAACAGTGCGGTGGTGAGGGTTTCCAGGGTGGCGCCGGTGGCGCCGGTGTGGGTGTTGAGATCCGCAATGGCGGACGATACCGCCGCGGCGCCATCCGGGACCGATCCGAACACCGCGCGGAATGAATTGTTCAACCCGTCCAACGCGGCGCCACTGGCGCCCGTCCCAGATTGGATCGTCCGGAACGCGCCGTTCAAGACTTCGTTAGACTGGATCGCCGCGGCGCCCCACCCCAGGATCGGGAGGGTGACCCCGGCGGTGATCTGTTTTCCGAGTCCGCCCACCCGGCGGCCGAACGCGCCGAACCCGCGATCCAGGTTGCGAACGCTGGCGGACGCCTTCCCTAAATCGCCCGCAAATTTGCCAACGTTGGTTTCAAGGTTTACGAGCAGCGATCCAACAGTGGCCGCCATTATGCCGCCACCGTCCGATCCTCACCGCCGAATAGGTTGGTTAACATGCGCGCCACCTCGATCTGGTCTTCGACTGACTGCGGGCGGCGCGTGTCTGGTATCACCGAACGGCGGAAGTCTTGCCAGCTAGGGATCCGCTTGGCCCGCCCGAACGCGGCCGTATGCCACGCCGCGAAGAGTGTTTCTTCAAACCTGGTTGCGTCCCGGCGCCGGATCGCCTGGAGCATCCCCGCCACCTGGCGCGGGGTGCTCGTCCAGAACGAATCAGACGTTAGTCCGGCGGCGATGGCTTCGGCCGCGAAGTCCGCCCACGAGATGGTTTCCGCGGTGGCTTTTTTTTTCCACCCGCGTCCGCCGGGAACGCCAGCGCCAACACCTCACCGATCACCGTGATCGCCGTGGCTAACCCCACCTGATCCACTAACACGCCGGTGGCCTGAAGATCGATCGCCGCGTGGTGATCCCGTAACGCGGCCCACCACAACATCCGGATGTCCCGGACCCCGGCTTGGCCAGAGCCTAACCGGGATCCGAGTGTTTCGATCGGCGCGTCCGTTGCGTCTTCCAGTTCACAAATGGCATTCACCGAAAACCGCAAGCGATACTCGACGCCCTCAACCGTGATCGCGCGTTCCCCTTTGTGACTATTCGCCATTAGGCCAACGTGGGCGCGCTAGTGATCTTCACCGTGACATCCGCGCCGAGCTGTGAATCAATCGCCGCGGACGTGGACCAGGACGTGATCACGCCCTTGAACGCGAACGTGGTGCTACCAGCATCCGGGAACACCAATTTCCAATTCCGATCTGTTCGGTTCGCGTAGTCGGCCAGGATCCCGGTGGTGTGACCGTGGCCCGCGGCGCTATTCAGCGCCGGTTGATAATTGATCGAGAACGTCACGTCCCCGGCGTCCTTCATCCCTGCGATATGCTCCCGGTGAGCGCTAGCGCTGGAATGGTTGGACACGTCGATCGTTTCGGTGGTTAATCCAGACATCGCCACGTTGGTGACTTCCGCCACCGTGGTCCATGTTTCACTCCCGGCCCCATCGCCCCGCTGTAATTCTGTCCCGTACCCATGCACCGCTGAAGACATACGCCCCCCCTTTGTTAACTCGTAGCACCGACTATGATCACGTCATACGTGACCGTAGATCCGCTGGAACTGTTCGCCACCTGGAGGATGTCCGCGGATCCCGCGGTCACCGCGTACGCCGTGGCGTCCGGCGTATGCACCAAAAACAACCCACCGGGCCGCACTACCACCACATCAGTGGCGTTCGACACCCAGTTGATAAACGTATTGGAACCCGCGCCACCAACTAACACGTTGTTGGTGTTCGCCGTGGCCGCGTACACCAAGATCGTTTTGACCCGGGCCAGCGCCACCGTGGTCCCGAATGCGTTGGACAAAGTCCCCGCCAGATCTAGCGAGTCCGTTCCGCTGGCCGCGATCGTCCGTTGGTCGTGCCAGAGCTGATCGCCTTCGTTGGCGCCCGTGCCATCAGTTAGGCTTAGGGACTTCTCATATTCCAGTGGATCTTTGGACGTGCCAAGATCCAACACACTGGTTAATGTGGCCGCCAGCTTGACCGTTAGTTTTGACGTGAGCGCCATAGATCACCCTTCATCGTGGACAATTTCAAAATCTTGGGACACCCGGAACACCAGCGGATCGTCTTCAAACAGATCACGTTCATTCACCAACGTGGCCGCGTCCACGTGGGTGGTTCCCATTAGCCCACTGAACCCGTCCAGCGCCAGCCGACAGGCATCCGCCACGTCCGACACACGGCGGAATCCGGACACCCCTGGCGCGTCCGCCGCCCACCAGTCCACCTGGATCCGTGGGGACGCCATCAAACTGGGGCCGCCGTGACTCCGGACGCGGGTGGTGGAGATCCGTTGATAGCGTCCCGCCGGATACACCACGTTTTGTGGCAACACCAACGGGTAGAGACGCGCGCCAATCAACGCGGATAGCCGCGGGTGTTCGGTCAGGAATTGATACAACGCGGACTCAATCATGTCGATCCCGCCTTTTTGGCCAGCCGCCGCGCCCGTTTTTCTATTTCCCGCGCGAGCGCCGTTTGATGATCGACTAACACCTGGGCCTTGTTCTCATCCCATGCGGGCCGTAGGAATGGTTGGGCCGCGTGGTGCTTGGTCCCAAACTCCGCGAAGAGCGCGTGGAAGTGATCTCGATCTGGTCCCACCGCGGTGGGCCGAAACTGGGCGCCCATCCGCTTGGCCATCCCCGAGCTGACCGATCGCACATCGATCGAGTCTGCCATGCCACCAGACGCGCGCGGCGCGTTCTGTTTGGCCGCCGCCGCCACCGGCGCCATGGCCGCCTTTTCCGCCCGTGTGACCACCCGCTGAATGTCCCGCGCCGATCCTAGTGCCATCAGCGCCTTGGCTAACGCGGGGCCGCCGGTGATCTCGGCGGTGAACCCATAGCCGCCGCCGCCGGTTCCCTTGTCCTGGGTTCCGCTCCACCCCGTCCGTAGCCGTGCCACCGATCGCGCCATTAGTTGACTGACTCCCGCACATGGACCGATTGACCCGCGCCCCGGGCCGGTGGTTCCAGGACCGCCACGATATCCAGCGCCGCGGATCCATCCACTAACCGCATGGCGGCCGCTAGCCCGTCCACGGGTTCCGCGAGGGTATACACCGCGCTGACGGTGGCGTCCGTCTGATCAGCGGCGAACCGTTCAGACCCCCGGAGATCCCGCCGCGCCGCGGATCGGGTCGCATACGGGATCCACGTTTCCAGCGGGCGCCCATAGCCGCCAGCCGGTTGGGTGAGTTCCAATTGTTGAATCGCCACACGCCGATCGAACCGTCCGCGGGTGGCCATTACCCGGCCCTCACCGCGCGGTAGGGTGACAACGCCGCATCGAATCCCAACGGGACTACCGCCAACCGTGGCCCCGCCGCCGTGGATTGTTCAAACCAGTGATTGACTAACATGATCAACGCTTGGCGTATGGGCGCGGGGATCGCGTCCGCGTCCGCGGTGGCCGCGTAGCCCGCCACATAGCGGACCACCACCCCGGCGGACGCCCGGAGATCCGTGGGCCACGCGTCGCCGTCATTGAGCGCCACCCGCGGCGGATCCACCGTGGTGTCCACCCGGTATTCCGCGCTACTCTGCACGGTGGCCACGTCGTCCGCGTCGTACGTGGTGATCGTCGTGACTGATTGCACCGGGCCGCGCGGTAACTCGATCGCGTCCGGTGGAAAATCATCGAGCGTTAGATCCAGTGTTTGGGTGATCAACGCGCGATCCGTCACCCGTTCGATATATTCACGGGCCGCGGTAATATAAAAATCCACCAGATCATCGAAGTGATCAGAATCCAAGCGTAGCGCCTGTTTGGCAAATGCACGGCTAATCGGTTCCGCCGCAGGACCACTGGCGATCGTGACCGTGGCCGCCTGTTCTAGCCAATCAGTTCGCACGTGTGCGCCCCCCCTTCCGCCTAGACCGTGGCCGCGCCGGTGGCCGCGCCGCTGTTTCCAACGCCGGGGCCGCCGCCGTGGTGTCCGGTCCCGCCTGGATCGGTTCCGCGCGGCGCCGTTCAATCAGCCGCGCCGCCAACCCTGGATCGAGATCCACCACGTCACCGGTGTGGGCCTCCAGACCCACACCGGCGATCGAACACAACATCCGGACTCGCATTAGGCCATCTGCAAGACTTGCGAGGCTTCCGCCACCGTCAACGAACCATCAGTTCGCGCAGTCCCAAGGAAACCGAGCTGCGAGTTGGCAGCATACAGCTCCGTTAGTTTCTGCATGGTGTAGCCCGCGCGATCCGCGATAACGTAGAACTGCGGATCCGCAATACAGAGCGCCTTCCCGCCACTGACGGGCGCGGGCATGGAACTCGACGTATACAGCGGTAGCCCCATGAACGTGTCCGGTTGGCCCGCCTGGAGTCCCGGACTCCACAGGTACTGGTTGGTGGTGTCCTTGAGTTTCCGCAACAACAACACCGTGCTGTCCTTTGCCAGGAACACGCCGTTCCGCCGGTACTGTGGCTTGAGCGCGTGGAACAATTCGATACACTCGTCCGCGGTGATCGCTGTTGCGCTGGCCGCCGTGACTCCTACGGTGGATCCATAAATAATTCCACGCGGCTGAGTACTGCCAGAGCCATCGACGAACGCGGCTTCCTGGGCGGCGGCGATGGACCGCGAGATCTCCGTCATGAGATACGCTTCCATGTCGATCCCGCTATCGTTCATCAACTGCGTTGATACCTTGACCAACCGAGACACCGCATACGCGGAAAACTCGATCTCGGAGAAGGTATCGTCCCCCTCTGTATGGGCCGCCGCTTCCGCGGTCCACGTGGCGGACCCGTGGGAACTCGGGACCGTAGGCAAGTTAAACGTGCCACTCGCGGTGGTGATCACTTTCGAGATCCCCCGCATAAAGTTTTCTTCCTCCAGCTTCTGGGTTAGCGTGGTGGCCCAGCTATCCGGGACGGTATAGCCGCCAGAGGCGGCGGTTCCTACCGACAACGCCCGCGATTCCACCGGCCGCCCGCTGAGAAAATCGAGAAACGCCGTGCGGTATTCTTCGCTACCCGTTCCGCCGCGGACCTCCGCGGTGGTGGTGGGTTCTAGGGCCGCCATGGTGGCGGGCGCCCGGGTTTCCACCTCGCCGCGTTCCGCGGCGCGCTGGTGGGCCTCAATCGTGACCCGCAGGGCGTCCGCGTCCGCTTCGATCTTTTCGTACTTGTCCGTTTGTTCCGCTGTCAGCGCGTCCGTTCCGGCGCTGTCGAGAATGTCCCGCGCTTCCGCGATCAATCGGCCGCGCTGTTCCTGTAGACTTCCGATCACACTCATACGTTCCTCCTGATTGGCTTACCCGCCCACTTCCAACAGACGCAACCGCCGCCGCAATTGATCAGTGGTTGGCCCCGTACTAGTCGGCGGTTCGGCCGCCGCGTTCGGTGTTGCCACTGGTTCCCGCGCCCGGAATGCCTCCACCCGCGCCCGTGCTTCCGGCGCCCCGGTTTCCGGGTAGGCGGGGAACACACACGGGGACACGTCGATCAGATCCACCGCATCAATCGTCCGCAATGGGAGCGAGTCCGCGTCCTTTGCGTCCTCCCACGTTTCCGACACTGGCACAAACCCAAAACTCGACCCCGCCAGATCCCCGCGGGCCGCCAGCGCGATCACGTGATCGCCCAGGGCGGTGGCGGGTGGTTCGATCCGATACCGCAACCCGTGATCATCCACGCTGATCGTCACGGTGGGCGGATCCGATTGCGCGCGGCCCAAGAGCCACCCGGGATCGTGATTGAGTAACGCCACAAAATCCCGCTCCCCGGCGACCGCCGCGGCGAACGCCCCGGGCGCGATCCGTTCGCGGTAGGCGCCGCCGATCACGGTTTCTGTATCGAACACGGCCGCGTAGCCTTCCACGGCGCGGGTGTCCCCATCTACCGATCGCGCCTGGGTGTCCGCGCCATCCACAAACGTCCGGCGTTCAACTGTTGCCATCTGGTCCCCCGTCATTGATGGGCGCCATGTTCAACGGGCGGATCAATTCATCGCCACCCGGCCGCGCGTTCCGGTCTTCAATCGATCGCGCCTCATTCACCGACAAGATCCCCGCATTGATCGCCGTACTTAAGGCGGTCATTCGGGTGGCCGTGTCCGCCCGTAGGAGCGCGTCAGTCACAAACTTGGTGAAATGGGTAGACGTGCGGCCTAAGAGCTGGCGATCCACACCCGCTTCGATCCGCCGGAACCATGGCCCCATGGAATGCGTCACGTATTCCAGGCTCTGATGTTCGATGTTGGAAAACGTGGACCGTTCCAAACTGCCGATCAGGTGGGCCGGAACGCGGAAGATCCGCGCCACATCATCCACCTGGAACCGCCGGGACTCCAAGAACTGGGCGTCTTCTGGCGGGATCCCGATCGGGTGAAATTCCACGCCGTCTTCCAAGACGGCCAGCCGGTGGTGATTGGCCGCCCCGCGGTGGAGCTGTTCAAATCCTTGTTTCAGCCGCGCGTGTGCTTCCGCTGATAGTTGGCCCTTCGTTTGGAGGACGCCACCCGGCCGCGCGCCATTCGCAAACAACGCCGCGCCGTGATCCTGGAGCGCCCGCGATAATCCGAGCGTTTCCCGGCAGTGGGCGATCACACTGGATCCCACTAAGGTGTTCCCACCGGTGAACGCTTTGAGGTGGAAGATCGGCGGGTGTGTGGGATCGTCAACCCACGTGATCGCCCCACTGGCGGATCGAAATTCGTAGACAATCCGCCCGTCTGCCCCGCGGCCCACCGCCATGGCGTCCGGCGCCAGCGGCCACAAGGCGATCGGGCGGCCGCGCCGATCCCGTTCCACCTCACAGTAGGCGTTCCCGTGCAACAACATCGACGTGGTGATCAGCTCCCAAAACTGACAGGCGTCGAGTTCTGGATTCGGCCGATCGTGAATGACCCGATACAGGCTATGGTTGGGTTCGGCGATCTTTCCGGCGTTGTCTGGTAGCCGCCTGAAGACCTTCAGCGGGAGTTGTCCGATCGTCCCCGCGATCAATTGCACCGCGGACAAGACGGCCGGAACCGTCAACGCATTCGTGGCCGATATCGTTACACCGGACGCGGTGGGTTCCGCTTGCAAGGCGGCCGTTAACCACCCGGTGGGATTGGCTAGTGTGGCGCGTGATTCAAACAGGCGATCCAGTATCACCGGCCCTCCGACGCGCCACCCGGGGCCGCTGTTAGCGTCCGGGGCCGCGCGCAATGAGTACGCCCACCGCCACCAGCGCTACACCGGCGACGATCCACGCGGCGGCCGGATGTAATGCACCGGCACCGCGCACGATCGCCAAGATGCCACCACAAAACAGCATATCGGCGAACGTGGGCCTAGTCATGATCGGAAAGTCCGCGCCACTTCGCTAGTGGATCGGTGGCTTCTGGTGAAACGTGGTAGGGCGTGGTGATTCAACCAACCGCGGGATCGCTACCTTCAGATCGATCCGGATCGTCCGGCCGCCTGGGATCCGGGACACCCCGCGGATGGACCCACGCGCGGCCCACCGGTACACCGTGTTCGGGTGGACACCCAGGAGTCCGGCGAAGTCCTTGACCGTACAATACCGCGGCAGCCCATCCGGGCGGCGGTCACTCATACCACCACCAGATCCCGATCCTCATACACCGATCGCGCCGGTTCCGCGTGATCGTCATCCTGGCGGGTCCGGGCCAACGCAAAACAGATAATCGTGGCGATCACGCCATCAATATGACCGCGCGCGCGGCGCTTACTCGGAAAAATGTTTCCTTTGGCGTCTTCAATCACCACCGCGTTGGACAACATCCACGTTAACACCGGGTGGCCGCCGCCATCCGTCCGGCCACTGAGTAATTCCGCCTCGAAAATCTTGGACGGTTCGGACATCACCTTAACCGTTTGGCCCACTTCCACCACCCGGTCCACACCTAGATCCGCCTGGAGCGCCGACAATAACCCGCCATCATTCCAGGGATCGATCCCCACTAGATCGACCTGGAACCGCTGAATAGCCGCCAAGATATACTCCAGAATCAGCGACACATCGATCCGGGCGCCGGGGATCCGTTCCAGGTGGCCGCGCCGGATCCACTCCCGGAAAGGCGCCCGCGCCGCGTGTTCCCGTTCTTCCAGGTTTTCGGTGGGTGTCCAAAACTTTGACAGTAACCGCCATCGGGGATCGGACTCGGTAGGTTCAAACGCCACCACACACGCGGTTAGATCGATCTTGGAACTCAGATCCACGCCGATAAAACAGCGCCGATCAGCGGTCACCGCGGACGGCGGATCCCCGTGGGACTGTTGACCCCTCCACGTGGTCATGTTCAGCCACGGATCTGACCCTTCCACCCACTGGTTCAACCGCTTGGTCCGGAATGACGCCAGGGCGGACGGGAGTCCCTTGGCTTGACGGGCTAACCGCTTCATATCTTCCGGGTTCACCGTGATCCCAAACATGGGGTTGGCCTTTTTCCAGGTCCGGAGCGTAAATGGATCGTCTGTTTGATCCGCGTGGGCCACAAACCCCAAGATCCGATCGTCACTGATCACACCTTCCACCACCTGGCGGACATACTCCCGCGTACCAAAACAGGGCGATTGGAGATCCGTTCCGGCGGTGGTGATCACAAATAACAACGGCTGCCGCCGCGCGCCCTGGGCGGTTTCCAAGACATCAATCACACCGCGGGTTTTATGCGCGTGGTATTCATCCACGATCGCACACGCGGGATTGAGTCCGTCCATACTGTTGTAATCCGCGGATAGTGGTTCGATCTTCGATCGGGTGTCCGCGCGGTTGAGGTTACCCACAAAACACTGGATCCGGTGTTTCAGGTGGGGATCCGCTTGCACCTGGGCCTTGCAGGTATCGAACACGATCCGGGACTGGTCCCGCTTCACCCCGCATGAATAGCCCTCGGCGCCCATCTCACCATCAAAAAACGTTGTATACAGGAGAACACCGGCCGCTAAAAAGGACTTCCCGGACTTCCTGGGTAGTTCGATATACACCGATCGAAACCGCCGCGCCCCGGTATCCGGATCGATCCACCCGTAAATGGATCCCAGGATGAACACTTGCCACGGTTCCAGCGTCCACCGCTGGCCCGCCCATTCGCCTTTATAGTGGGTGAGTTGTGAGAAAAAATGGAGCGCCGCATCCGCCCGGGCCGCATCAAACACAAACGGAAACCCGGGTTTGCCTACCCGATCGAGATCCGCCAGGTGGCGGGCCGCCGCGCAGCGGTGAAGACTCCCCACCACTGACCTGGGACGGACGATCCGGCGCGCGTAGCTGGTGAGCGCATTAGTTGACACGATGATCCGCTGGTGCATCGAACGCCGCAAACGGATCGCCGTCCGCGGGTGGTTCGACCTTCACGGCCCGTGATTGGGCGGTGGGCGTCAATCCCATTTCACCAAGACTCTTAACCACTTGCGCCCAGGCTTTGTCCGCAATCGTCAACCACGCGGACTTCACCTCATACCCGGACGGCGCGATTCTCACGGCGCCCCGTTCCCGAACTTGGCGTTCGGCATGTTGCCACCGGGACCACGCCACGCAATAGGTAGCGAAGATCGGCCCATAGACCACGCCGATCCGCTGTTCCGCGACCAGGGCGGCGCCAAATTCGGCCCAATGGGCGCGCGCGTCCGGGTCCAAATGGTCCGGCGGTGGTGGTAGTCCGACCTTGGCCACCGGTTCCCGCTGGTTGATCGGCCGTTTCCCTGGGTTTCCGCGCAAAACCTTGTCGATAGTGGCTGTTGGTCGTCGTCCCATGTGCTAATTGTCGCATGTCGTCCACTAGCGCGATCCAACCCCAT